CTGTTATTGAAAAAATAGATGACATATTAAATAAAAAAGGATTCTATCTTGATTATAGATGATATTATAACAAAAATTGAAAATTATTCAACAATTATGTAAAAAGTAGTTGACATAGATTCAACCCAGAGTTATTATGAAGATGGTTGAACGTGGTGCAACACAAAAGGAGACAATAATGATAAATTTAGAATTACTAGCAAAAACTATTAAAAATAGCGGGATTACAATAGTGGCATTAGCAGAGAAAATGAATATATCTCGTGAAACTATATATAATCGTTTAAAGGGAAAAGGTGAATTTACAGCTTCTGAGATATTATCGATTTCTGAAGCTCTTCATTTAGACAATGAAACGCGAGATGAAATTTTTTTTACAAAATAAGTTGAATCAAAAGCAACATGTTAATCTGACAGTCTTTGTTATGTATACACGGCAGCAACTTGTTTTCAGGGAGCAGGCATAGTCAAAAGGTTTGTTAAGGTGACCACCTTTTTTCTTCTGTCTCCCTGCATTCAATGAATATATGCGAAAAGAGAAAAGCAACATGAAAACAGAATCAGCTTCCGAAAGGATGCTATACGAAATTGAAAAAGTCAAAATTGCTATCTGTGATGAGTTGTGCAGATGGCGAAAAGAAATTACCGATGAGGACTATCTATTTGCAGAACACTGCGAGAAAGATTGCCCGCTTGAAAGATTGTAAGGAAAGGAGGAGCAAATGCAATACCAGAAACCGAAACAGTTAGCGGAAACGTTCTCTTATTGTCCTAAGACAATGAGAGCCGTCATCCATGAAATGCAGCTGAAAGACGACTATAAAGGCTCGGTTATAGAGATTAACGGTCATTACAGGGCTGAGGTATCAGCCGTTGAGAAATACCTGAAAGAAAGGAGAAACAAATGAAGAAAGAAGTCATACAGGCAACGAAAGAAATATCCATTGTGAGTGTGCTGGCAGCAGCCATGTTTCTTGTCTGCGCAGTGCAGGACGGATGTATCTGGGCGATCATAGCCCTGACGGCATACATAAGTATCTGGCTGACTGCAAACCTGCAGAAAAAGAAAGAGCCCCGCAGCAAAAGCCGCGAGACCAATCAAACTATTACTAATACTACTATAAATTTCAAGGAAACGCAACTGCTTAAGCCTTATGTCATAAGGGATATGAGGGAAATCTGATATCACGTCGGGCGGGACTGATAAAAATAAAGAAAGGGAAACCCCTTAATTACCGAACCGTGCACCGTGCCACCCCACGGACCCCGATATAAACATGGCCGTACACATGTCTATATATAGATTCCTTTTGTAGATACTCTTTTGTGAATAATAAGATTGTGAATAATAAGACTCTGATCCATAACTGGCCACCGGTACGGCGGTGGAATTAAGAAAGGAAAATTATGTCAATGAAGATTAATAAGCTGGAGATCGAAAATGTAAAGCGTGTAAAGGCTGTGAAGATATCTCCAACGCAGAACGGACTTACAGTGATAGGTGGCAAGAACGGACAGGGCAAGACGTCGGTGCTCGATGCAATAGCGTGGGCACTCGGAGGTGATAAATTCAAGCCTTCACAAGCAGCGCGTGAAGGATCCGTTACGCCGCCAAGCCTTAAGATAGTAATGCAGAACGGACTGATTGTGGAAAGGACAGGAAAGAATTCAACTCTAAAGGTTACCGATCCCAAAGGTAAAAAGGGTGGTCAGAGGCTTCTTGATGAGTTTGTGGAAAAGCTGGCGTTAGACCTTCCGAAGTTCTTGGAATCCTCTGATAAGGAAAAGGCAGCCGTGCTCCTACAGGTCATAGGCGTAGGAGACAAGCTGGCTGAACTTGAAAAATCGGAAAAGGAATTATATCAGGAGCGCCTTACGATCGGACGTATAGCAGACCAGAAAGAAAAGTTTGCTAAAGAGCAGCCATATTATACGGAAGCTCCGGACGACCTTATATCACCGGCAGATCTTATAAAAGAGCAGCAGGAGATCCTTGCAAGGAATGGCCAGAGAGAGCAGTGGAAGCGTCAGTATGATCAGCTTCTTGCTGAGAGGATGCATATTGATGAGCTAATAGAAGAAACAACTCGCAAGCTGCATGAGCTAACAGAAAAGGCGGCATTACTTGATAAACAGGTCAGAGATGCAGCAAAGAGTCCTAATGAGCTAAAGATGGAATCGACTGCAGAGCTTGAAGAGAGCATAGCTAATATCGATGAGATAAACCGCAAAGTAAGAGCTAACCTTGATAAGGAAAAAGCTGAAGCAGATGCCGCAAATTACAGAAAGCAGTATCAGGAGCTTGATATAAAGCTTAATGAAGTAAGACAGCAGAAGATTGATCTATTAAGAAGTGCAGATCTTCCATTGCCGGGGCTTACGGTAGTAGAGGGTGAGCTTGTATACAGAGGTCAGCGATGGGACAACATGAGCAGTTCTGAACAGCTCAGAGTTGCGACTGCAATCATCAGGAAAATCAATCCTGAATGCGGATTCGTGCTTCTTGACAAGCTTGAGCAGATGGATCTTGAAACTCTTAATGAGTTCGGTGCATGGCTTGAAGCGGAAGGACTCCAGGCTATCGCTACAAGAGTAAGCACCGGAGAAGAATGCAGCATAATCATTGAGGATGGGTATGCTGTACAGGAAACAAAAGAAGATGAGCCGTCGGCTGCAGCCGTGACTGACTGGCGAAGCTTTGAGATATAAAAGGAGAGATAAATGGAAATAACAAGCGGAATTATCCCATGTGCAAAAAAGGTCGTGATATACGGACCGGAAGGCATAGGCAAAACAACATTTGCATCAAAGTTTCCGGATCCCGTATTTATCGATACGGAAGGATCAACAAAAAATCTTGATGTAAGACGTCTTCCGGCGCCGTCATCATGGACGATGCTCAAGGAAGAAGTCAGGTATATAGCACAGAATCCGTCCCTGTGCCGGACACTCGTGATCGATACTGCAGACTGGGCAGAGAAACTGGCGATACAGTCAGTCCTTGATTCGCATGGAAAGAGCGGTATAGAAGACTTCGGCTACGGCAACGGATACAGGTATGTGTATGAGAAGTTTGGAGAGCTCCTGAACTTGCTTAATGATGTGATAGAGCAGGGCGTTAATGTAGTGGTTACGGCTCATGCAATCCTTAAGAAGTTTGAACAGCCGGATGAGCTGGGAGCTTATGACAGGTATTCCATGAAGCTTATAGACAGTCCTAAGACTTCCATTAGTGCATCCGTAAAGGAATGGGCTGACATGGTGCTTTTTGCCAACTATAAGACGATTGTAATTACCGACAGTAAGACGAAGAAAACGAAGGCTCAGGGCGGTACAAGGATGATGTATACATCACATCATTCATGCTGGGATGCTAAGAACCGCTACGGGCTGCCGGATGAGCTGCCTTTCGACTACAAAGAAATAGCAAGCGTGTTCGGAGAGCAGCCTGCAGCAAAAGAAGCACCGGAAGAGTCTTCGATAGCCATTACATCGCCGCCGCAGCGAAATACATCTGCAGTTCCGGAGGAAGTGCCTGTAAAAAGCACTCCAAAGCCTAAAGAAGAAGTACAAGCGCCGGAGTCTTCTAAGCCGGTAACGTTAGAAGACCAGAGACAGGCGCAGCCTGTCACAGACAAGGATCTTGATCTAAGGATACCGAAAGCCCTTCGAGATCTGATGCTGCATGACAACATCGATGAATGGGACATTGAAAACTTCACATATGCTAAGGGATTTGTTCCGGACGGAACGAGGCTGTGGGAGTTCGAAAAGGTGAATCCGGGCATTATAGAAGGCTTGTTTGTAGCCAACTGGACAAAGGTAAGAGATCAGATAAGACAGGCGAGAAAAGAAGAGGAAATACCATTTAATTAAGATTTGAACATATAGCATTTATATAGCATAGATATAGCATATAACATAGAGCATTGAACATTTTATATTAAAGATTGAGCATAGCGAAGGTTAAAGGAGAAATTGATAAATGACAGCGAATACAGGATATGAATTAGATTGGGATAGCACGATAGAAGCGGATGAGCAGCAGTTTAAAAAATTAGAAGCAGGGAATTACGATTTTATAGTTGATCATGTAGAGAGAACATTTGTAGGCGGAACGAGCGAAAAGTATGCAGGAATGAAGATGGCGGTTGTATATCTTAATATCCAGGTACCGGGACAGGAAGATATACAGTTAAAGGAAAACTTTATATTACACACTAACTTCCAGTGGAAGATAGGCTCGCTTCTCGTAAGCGTAGGGCTTAAGAAGAAAGGTGAAGCTATAACCGGAAACTACTGGAACAGACTCCCCGGAACACGTGGCCGCTGCGAGGTCACTCTTGATAAGGATTCAAAGAGCAACAGAGAGTATAACCATATCAAGCAGTTCTTTGAGCCTTCATCAAAGGCAGATAACGGGCAGAACAAATGGGCAATCTGATAAAACTTAGACCGTACCAGCAGGAAGCTTTTGACTCTGTAATCAAAAAGTGGGATGCCGGCAGCAGCAAGCTGTTGCTGGTTCTTCCTACAGGAACCGGAAAGACAATAGTATTCTCAGCAGTTACTAATGAGTGCGTGAAGCGCGGCAGCCGCGTTCTGATAATGGCTCATAGGGGTGAGCTTTTAGACCAGGCTGCAGATAAGCTACATAAGAGCACGGGTCTTGGATGCGCAGTAGAAAAGGCTGATGAGACGTGTATAGGTTCATGGTTCAGAGTCGTAGTGGGTTCGGTACAGTCACTTATGAGAGAAACAAGGCTGAAGAAGTTTCCGGGGGATTACTTCAGCACGATAATCATTGATGAAGCACATCACAGCATATCAGACAGCTACCAGAAGGTACTGCAGCACTTCCCTAAGGCTAATGTGCTGGGAGTTACTGCAACGCCTGACAGAGGCGATATGCGTGATCTTGGAACCTATTATGAAGATATAGCTTACGAGTATACATTGCCGCAGGCTATAAGAGAAAAGTATCTCTGTCCTATCAAGGCTCTTACTATCCCGCTTAAGATAGACATATCAAATGTCGGTATAGCTGCAGGTGACTTTAAGGTAGGAGAGATAGGTACGGCGCTGGATCCGTACCTTGAACAGATAGCAACAGAAATGGAAAAGTATTGCCGGACAAAGAAAACAGTTGTTTTCCTTCCGCTTATAAAAACTTCTCAGAAGTTCAGAGACATATTGAATGCACATGGATTTAATGCAGCAGAGGTCAACGGAAACAGTGAGGACAGAGCGGAAGTATTAAAAGATTTTGATTCAGGCAGGTACAACGTACTTTGCAATTCGATGCTGTTAACGGAAGGCTGGGATTGTCCTTCGGTAGACTGCATCATAGTCCTTAGGCCGACAAAAGTCAGAAGCTTGTACTCTCAGATGGTCGGCCGAGGAACGAGGCTTTTTGATGGGAAGGATCATCTTCTCCTGCTTGATTTCCTGTGGATGACCGAAAGACATGAGCTTTGTCATCCGGCTTCTCTGATATGTGATGATGACGAAGTGGCAAGACAGATGACGGAAGACCTGGCAAATAATCCGGGTATTGAAGCAGACATCGAGGATGCGGAAGAGACTGCAGCAGAAGAAGTTACCCAGGCAAGGGAAGAAGCGCTTGCGAAGCAGCTGGCGGCTCAAAAACGTAAAAAGAGCCGTCTTGTAGATCCTCTACAGTTTGAGATGTCGATACAGGACAGAGATCTTAGAGATTATGTGCCTCCATTCGGATGGGCGATGCAAGAGCCCACACAGTACCAAAAGGATACTCTTGAGCGCCTCCAGATCAATCCTGAGGGCGTGGAGAATGCCGGTAAGGCAGAGCTGCTTATAAACAAGGCAGAGCAGAGGATCAAGGATAATATGGCTACTCCGAGACAGATAAGGCAGCTGGAACAGAGAGGATTCAACAACGTAGGCGAATGGTCGTTTGAGCAGGCAAGGCGCCTGATCGACAGGATAGCAAGCAATGGCTGGAAGACACCAAGAGACTTGGTTCCGGGTGAATATACACCGCCGGCTATTGACCAGAACAATGGAATGATTTGGTAAAACAAGATGAACGATATCACAACACTATTAAATTATATAGATCCCGGCTCCTGTACTTATTCAGAATGGGCAGCGGTCGGAATGGCATTAAAAGAAGAAGGCTTCAGCTGTTCTGACTGGGACAGCTGGAGCAGCAAAGACATATCAAGATATCATAAAGGGGAATGTGAGAAGAAATGGAATTCTTTTAATGGGAGTGCTGCTCCCGTTACAGGAGGCACTATTTTTCAGATGGCTGTAGATAGGGGATATACTCCCGAAACAGGTCATGAACTGGATTGGGACAGCCCTATTGATTCTGATGGTGTCGTTGTAAATAAAAACTGGATAGAGGGTGTTGAGATTCAGGAGCCTAAGAAATGGCATCCGGCTAAGGAGCTCAAGCTCTATCTGGAAACCCTGTTTGAAGCCGGTGAAAATGTTGGTATCGTAACGCATTCATGGAAGAACGAAAAAGGAAAGTACGTTCCTAAGGATAAAGGTTTATACACAAAGACTGCAGGTCAGCTCATAGAAGAGCTTGAAAAGTGCAAGGATGATATAGGCAGCGTTGTGGGTGATTATGACAAGGATGGCGGTGCGTGGATCCGCTTCAATCCGTTAGACGGCAAAGGCGTAAGAAACGACAACGTGACCGAATACAGATACGCATTAGTTGAATCAGATGATATGGAGCTCGAAAAACAAAATGCCATTCTCCGCGAGATGGCGCTCCCGATCGCTGTGCTGATGTATTCCGGCGGGAAGTCGCTTCATGCAATAGTTAAGGTCGATGCTGCGGATTATAACGAGTATAGAAAGCGGGTAGACTATCTGTATTCTATATGCGAAAAGAACGGAATGAGTATCGACTCTCAGAACCGTAATCCTTCAAGGCTTTCAAGAATGCCCGGCTGCACAAGAGGTGAGCACAAGCAGTTTATAGTTGATACAAACATAGGAATGAGTTCCTGGACTGAATGGCATGAATGGATAGAATCCGTAAACGATAATCTTCCGGAGTTCGAAGAGCTTTCTGATGAATGGGAGGACATGCCGGAGCTTGCACCGGAGCTTATAGAGGGCGTATTAAGACAGGGACATAAGATGCTTATGGCCGGACCATCTAAAGCAGGTAAGTCTTTTGCTCTTATCGAGCTATGCATTGCGATAGCCGAAGGCAAGCAGTGGATAAACTGGAAGTGCGCAAAAGGCCGAGTATTATATGTCAATCTGGAGCTTGACAGAGCTTCCTGTTTGCATCGATTCAGAGATGTGTATAAGACGCTCAATATTCGCCCTGAGAACCTCCAGAACATCGATATATGGAATCTTAGGGGTAAGGCTATACCAATGGATAAATTGGCTCCTAAACTCATCAGAAGGGCTCAAAAAAAGGATTATATAGCGATTATTATAGATCCTATATACAAGATCATAACAGGAGATGAGAACTCTGCAGATCAGATGGCTGCATTTTGCAACCAGTTCGATATCGTATGCACAGAACTCAAGAGTGCAGTGATCTACTGTCATCATCACTCTAAAGGCTCACAGGGACAGAAAAAAGCTATAGACAGGTCCTCAGGATCCGGAGTTTTCGCTCGTGATCCGGATGCCGTACTTGATTATATCGAGCTCGAAAAGAACGATGATCTTATAGCACAGCAGGTCAACAAGGCAATCTGCAGGACTTGCCGTATATACATGGATTCGCATAACGCATGGACAAAAGATATGCTTGATCCTGACAGCATGGAGAATGCAAAGGTATTCGTTGAATACTGTAAAAATACGCTCGACAGGTGGCAGATGGCTATGTTGCAGTCCCAGATCGATGATGAGGTGGCAGCTACAAAGAGCATGTCGGCATGGAGGATAGAGGGCACTTTACGAGAATTTGCCGCTTTCGACCCCGTAGATTGCTGGTTCAGATATCCCATTCACTATATGGATGCATCGGGAGTTTTAAAGGATTCTCAGGCTGAGAATGCGATGACAAAGGTTTTTGAAGAGCGAAAAAAGGCTGCTGAAAGGGCTAAGGTCGAGCAGAAGGAAGGTTTTGACATCGCTTTTGAAGGGCTTGAAGAAGACGGAAAAGCGCTTTTAAGTGACATCGCTGAGCAGATAGGAGTATCCCAAAACACCATAGGTGCATGGCTTGGAAATAGCAAAAGGGGACGTAAGAACTTCAAAAAAGAGTATGAAACTTTTACCGGTGATAATAACAAGAGATATGTAAGAAGAAAAATAAAAGATTCAGAAAAGAAGAGTACGACGGATTGAAAACATGTCATACGGTCGTAGGGGTACGACTATACGACGAATTGCGTGCGGTCGTATGTCATACCCCTACGCTACGACCTATATATATACCTGTCGGTCATACCCTATGCATAGGGGTGTATGTATGTAGGGTTGGCGGATGAACTACCGCCACCCCATACAGTACACACCCTACGCAATGCAAACGCGAGAGACGAAGGGGAGGAAAGCAGAAAAAAAATGAAAATTAATGTGTACAAGTTATTGGACAATATCGCGACGACGAAGAGGTGGAGATCATGATCAGCTTTTTTATGGTGATGGACCCGCCGACGATCACGCAGCAGGAACATAAGGTCAGAGTAGTGAAAGGCAAACCGATGTTCTATGAGCCGCAGGAGTTAAAGGTTGCGAAGAAGAAGCTTCTTGACAGTCTTGTCTGGTACATACCGGATCAGATGTTTGAATGTGGGGTCCGGTTGACAGTGAAGTGGCTTTTTCACGCAACAGAAAAGCATTGCCACGGTTCTTACAGGATCACAAAGCCGGATACTGATAACCTGCAGAAGATGCTTAAAGACTGTATGACTAAGCTGCGCTTCTGGAAGGATGATGCACTTGTAGCTTCCGAGATCGTCGAGAAAATGTGGTCTGATGTTCCGGGAATATATATCCGGATAGAGGAGCTAAAGAATGGATGATGAGGATTACAAGATATTTACGGATGCCTGGCGGGTTTTTAAGAATTACAGAAAACCGGTCGAAGATAGAGCTTTTTGGGCTGCTCTCGTGAAAGATTGCTATATCCTGGCAAATAGGCATCAGGGTTCACCGTTTGCTACAGATATGGCAATCGTGATTCGCAGAGAGGTCGAAAGAAAATTTTTGAAGGAAAAAGAAGAGGAGTTAAAAAGAAATGGCATTGATACCACAAGCGGGGTTTCCGAGAAAGAAGACGGTGCCCGATACTAAGCAGTGTCCGTATAAAATCGGTGATACCGTTACATGCAAGCTGAGCTGTGTGCAGCCAGGATATATAAAAAAGGGCAGAGTGGCTTATGTACATCCTAAGAACAGATGGTATATGGTCGAGTTTAAAGCTCAGCCAAAGATGTGGAAGACGGATAAACCGGAATACTTCAGAGAATGCTTTGATTACTAAGGTTATCTATGCGGCCGTGTCCGCTTGATAAATATAATTAAAAAATTTAATATAAAAGCCGATGGCGGTCGGCAAAACCCTAATACAAACACAATCATACACTTCCTGACACGGCAGGAAGTATAGTAAGGAGCAGAATGACTACTAAGCAGTATCTCGGACAGATAAGAATGTTAGATATCAAAATAAGACAACGGCAGCGAGAAGCTGCAGAGCTGAAGCTGGCTGCTACATGCACCGGATCCGCGTCAGCACAGGGCGAAAAGGTTCAGACGTCAGCGTCAGGGGATAAGCTATTAAATGCCGTTGCAAGGTATGTTGATCTTGAGGCTGAGACGCAAAGCATGATTGATGGCATGCAGAAAAGACGACACAAGATCATAGCAGAGATACAGAGCTTGGAGGATTCGAGATATATAGAGATCCTGTATAAACGGTATGTGGAATTTAAGAGATTCGATCAGATTGCACAAGAGTGTAATTATTCTTGTACTCACATCAAGAGAATGCACGGACAGGCACTGCAAGAATTCACAAAGGTACACAAAGGTGCATAATAACACATAAAGGCGCATAATAACGCATAATGATACATAATGATACGAATGGGTGTGCTACAATGCTTTTATGATAATATCGTAAAAGCAAAGGGCACGTTAGGTGTCCTTTTTTGTTTGAAAGGACGGGAAAATTGGTGGAAGAGGTGCAAGCTTAAGTTCAGGCGGCGGCTCAAAAGTAGATGTCATAGGTACTACGGATGTATGGTCATTTAGACATCATAAAAACAATGAAAGATACGTGGATGCAATTAACACAGGAGTTGCGGCAGTACAGAAAGACTTTCCTGATTTAATGGAGTCAGTTTATAATGTTAATACGGCAAGACTGGGTGGAAGCTCAAAAACCCATGTATTAGGATTCTTTTCTTATGACTCGAATGGAAATACATCTATAAACTTGAATCAGCATTATGTAAATGTCGAAAAAATGAACAGAACATATGATAAAACTGTAAAATCAGGGTATCATCCAAGCAGAGGCAAAAGAACAGGAACTGAGGCGGTTTCTATTCACGAGACAGGACATGCATTGACATATCATTTACAAAAAGCCTATAAAGCTAAAGACATTGACGGAGCGGCAAAGAAAATTGTAAATAACGCTTATAAATCGAGCGGCGGCAAAGGTGGAACAAAGAAATTTGCCGAAAAAATATCGGGCTATGCAAAAGAAAGTTATGCGGAATGTGTTGCAGAAGCTGTTGCGGATTGGTATTGTAATGGTAACAAAGCAAGCTCTGCAAGCAAGGCTATAGTATCAGAGATGAAGCACGCATACAGCACATACATTAAAAAGTAAAGGAGAGCAAACATGGCAAAAGAAAGATTTATATATGTTGAACCTGCATCATACTTCTCAGATGATATGTTAGAAGAGGCAGAAGCGTGGGAAAGAGAACACGCAGAAGAAGAACGCAAAAAAAAGGAAGCTAAAAAAAATAAGGAAGATAAGAAGCCGAGATAAGGCTTCTTTTTTATTATGGATATTATATTAAAAAACATAAATGAAATAATTCCATATGAAAAGAATCCAAGAAAGAATGACTCAGCTGTAGAATATGTTGCTAATAGTATCAAGGAATTCGGATTTAAAGTGCCTTGCGTTATAGATAAAAACAATGTGATCGTATGCGGACATACGAGAGTTAAGGCGGCAGAACGCTTAGGCATTAAAGAAATACCGTGCATCATAGCGGATGATCTGACAGATGAGCAGATTAAGATGTTCCGAATCGCAGATAACAGTGTAGCATCCAAGTCACAGTGGGATTTTGATTTATTGCGTGAAGAAGTTTTGGAGCTTCCTACTTTCGAATTACCAGACTTTAATATCAATATTCCTGAGGAAAGAGATTGGTTTGGAGATGAAAGAGAACGAACCATAAAGAATACAAACTTGGAATTCTTCACAGAGGAAAATTGCAAAGGCAAGTATGACATGCCTGTTATACATGCAGTTGATCACGTTCCGAAAGACTTAATAGCTTTTAATTACATGCTTACAAGTGATAAGTATGATTGCGGTATACATTTTTACATTGATGACTATCAATTTGAAAGGGTATGGAATACACCGAAAAAGTACATGGACAAGATCAGCAAATTTGATTGCTGCCTAACTCCTGACTTTTCACTATACCTTGATATGCCGAGTGCTATGCAGATATGGAACATATACAGAAGCAGATTAATAGGACAGATAATGCAGGATAATTGTATTACGGTTATTCCGACATTATCATGGAGCACACCCAAAAGCTACGAGTTTTGCTTTGACGGTATAGAAAGCGGCGGAGTTGTTTCAGTATCCACAACGGGAGTAAAGCAATCCAAAGAAGCAAAAGACATATGGTTTGATGGTATGAATGAAGCTATAAAGAGATTAAATCCGTCACACGTGGTGGTTTATGGTGGAGATATAGGATATAAATTTAAATGCGATGTATCATATATTGATAATACAACAGTCGCAAGGATGAGAGGAAAAAAGTAGGTGAAAAATGCCAACAGAAAAACAGCTAAAGAATTTAAAGCCGTTCGGAGAGCGTTCAGAGAGTGAGCAGAGGCGAATCCGTTCTCAAGGCGGCAAAGCTAAAGCCAAAAAGCAAAGAGAGCGAAAAACGTTTCAGGAGACAGCAAAGCTCATTTTGAGCATGGCTGTAAAAAGCGGCGAGGCGGTCGATATAAGCACGATACAGAGCTTTGCAGACCTTAACGGCAAAAATATGTCTGTGGAAGAGGCTATCGTATTAGCTCAAGCCTTAAAGGCTATAAAAGGCGACAGGTATGCAGCGGAATATCTCCGAGATACGGCAGGAGAAAAGCCAGTCGAAAAGCAGGATGTGAACGTGCAGACTATAGACAAGACCGTTGAAGCAATGGAAAGGTATTTCAATGACCGAGGAAGCGATTCTTGATGTCATTAAGAATCAGCCGTATGAGATAGGACATTGGGTAGGCTTCAACGACCTTACAGAGTTGCACAACGATTGGATTAAATTATTTCTGTATGCCGATACAGATCAGACGTTGCTTGCACATCGAGGCTCGTTTAAGACGACTTGTCTAAGTATTGCGATCGCTTTAATGCTTGTGATAAATCCAAAGCAAAAGATCTTGTTCTTCCGTAAGACAGATGATGATGTTGTCGAGATCGTCTCACAGGTCAAGAACATCCTGCGATCGGGCTGTATGAAGCTCATCGTGATGAAGCTATACGGCATACAGCTTAAAATCACCAAGGAGACGCAGACCGAGGTCAATACAAATCTGAATACCGACACGAAAGGAGCAAGTCAGCTCTTGGGTCTTGGTATCAAGACAAGTATTACAGGTAAGCATGCAGATGTTGTTATCACTGATGATATAGTAAATCTGAATGATAGAATATCTCCTGCTGAGCGGCAAAGGATAAGGCTTGCATACAACGAGCTTCAGAACATCAAAAACCGTGGCGGTCGGTTCATAAATACAGGCACACCGTGGCATAAAGAGGATGCAATTTCTATGATGCCGAACATCACACGGTATGACTGCTATCAGACAGGACTCATTGACAAAGAGAAGCTTCATGAGCTCAGGCAGTCAATGCCACCGTCACTATTCGCAGCCAATTACGAATTAAAGCATATAGCGGATGAAGAATCTCTTTTCTCCGCTCCGAAGTTTACGGACAAGACGGCTCTTATATATAACGGTATAGCTCATATAGATGCGGCTTATGGCGGCTCGGATTCAACAGCCTTTACTATATGCCACGAAGTCGGCGACAGCATCTATATGTACGGCAAGAAGTACAAGAAGCATGTTGACGAGGCTTTGCCGGATATACTGAGGATTCACAAGGCACTTAGAGCAGGCACGATCTATTGCGAGAAGAATGCCGACAAGGGATACCTTGCTAAAGAGCTAAGACAAAAAGACATACCGACAAAGCTATACAGCGAAAATACGAATAAATATATCAAAATTGCTTCATACCTTAAAAAGGAATGGAGCAATATTTATTTCCTGGACGGAACGGATCCTGAGTATATAAACGAGATCTTGGACTTTTCGGAAAATGCGGCACACGATGACTGTCCTGATTCAGCTGCTTCTATAATCAGGGCTTTGGTAAGTAAGAGAAGATTGAACCATGTGGAGGGTAGTATATAAATGTTCAGACTATCAAGAGACAAGGAATTGACAGATGACAAACTGAACGAATTTCTTTTAGAGCACGCAACTTTGGTGCAGAGAAGATACAAAGAGCTTGATAATGCCTATAAGACGGACTTTCCGATACTTCATCAGGACGATAAGCCGAAATACAAGCCTGATAACAGGATAGTGGTGAATTTTGCAAAGTATATCGTTGATACCATGAACGGCTACTTCATCGGACATCCGATAAAAATCACGGTTGACGGCGATGATGAGAGCGTCAGCAATTATGTACAGCTACTTGACCAGTACAATGATCAGGACGATAACAACGCTGAGTTATCGAAACTCTGTTCGATATTTGGCTCAGCATATGAGATGTACTATGTTGATGATGCTGGCAACATCGGGATAACTTATGTGTCTCCGATGGAAAGCTTTATGATATATGATGATTCGGTGTTAGAGCGTCCGAGGTATTTCGTGAGGCTGTACATGGATGAGGACAATGTATTGCACGGCAGTATTTCAGATGATATCTATGTGCGATACTTCGTGCAGAAAGGACGGCTTGTCTGGGAAGACGAGAAGATACACGGCTTTGACGGTGTTCCTGCTACCGAGTACAGAGAGAATCAGGAATCAATCGGAATATTTGAGCCGGTGCTTACGATGATTAATGCCTACAATAAAGCTATTTCAGAAAAAGCGAATGATGTTGATTACTTTGCTGATGCGTATCTTAAGATACTCGGCGAGAAGCTGAGCACGGACGAGCTTAAGAATATCCGTGATGACAGGATAATAAATTTTGACGGCGATGTGAACGGTGTGGTCGTGGACTTCCTGAATAAGCCGAATGGAGACACGACACAGGAGAATCTCATAAACAGGCTTGAGCGGCTTATATTTCAAATATCAATGGTTGCCGACATCTCAGATGAGAATTTCGGCACGAGCTCAGGCATAGCATTAAAGTACAAGCTCCTTGCGATGAGCAATCTTGCCAAGACTAAGGAGCGGAAGTTCACAAGCGGAATGAACCGAAGATACAAGCTGATATTTAGCAATCGTGCCTCGGGAATGAAAAAAGATGATTGGATGAAGCTTCACTTCAAGTTTACTCAGAACATTCCGTCAAATGTCCTTGAAGAAGCACAGATCGCCGCTCAGCTTTCGGGTATCGTGTCAGAGGAAACACAGCTTTCCGTGCTGTCTATAGTCGATGACGTAAAGTCGGAGATAGAGAAGAAAGAAGCAGAAGCACCGCCAGACACGTTAGGCTTTGATTTGACGGACTTTAGCGGTGCGGATGAGGGTATTATAATAGATCGAAATTTAAGCCGTTCTGAGCGAGGCGGTAATGCATGAACAGTCTGAATTACTGGAAAAGAAGAGAAGAGATCGCAAAGCAAAATTACATCACTGAGGAATCAGAGTACAACAGGATTCTCGCACAGCTTTACAATTCCATGCTCGTAAATATCGAGATGCAGATCAACAGCTTTTATCAGAAGTACGCAAAGGCTGAAAAGATCACGATGGCAGAGGCAATGCAGAAAGTCGCACAGATGGACGTGCAGGCTTTTCAATCAAAGGCGAAGCAGTACGTGCAGACGAGAGACTTATCGAAGCAAGCAAATCAAGAATTGCGGCTTTACAATGCTACGATGAAGATTAATCGCTTGGAGCTTCTCAAGGCGAACATCGGACTTGAAATGATAGATGCTTTCAATCAGATGCAAGGACAGTTTAGCACAGGCCTCTTGAAGCGTGCCGCCGATGAGTTTGAGCGGCAGGCAGGTATTTTAGGAATGAGGGTTGATGATGCTCCTAAGCTTGCAAGGACGATCGTAAATGCGTCATTTCATAACGCAGACTTTTCAACACGAATATGGCTATATCAAGGACAGCTTAAAAACGAGCTGTCCTCTTTGCTGTCTAACGGAATTGTGCAGGGTATCCATTCAAGAGATCTTGCAAGACAGCTTGAGAGGAAGTTCAAAGTATCAAAGTCAAATGCCGAGAGGCTGATGCGGACAGAGATGGCGAGGGTTCAGATAGCAGCACAGGAAGAAAGTTACAAGGCGAACGGATATGACCAGTATGTGTTCCTTGCGATCGGTACGGCTTGCCCTGACTGCCTTGCGATAAACGGACAGCATTTCTATGTAGCAGACATGCAGTCAGGTGAAAACGCTCCGCCGATGCATCCGAATTGCGTTTTGCCAGATACGAAAATAATCGCTCCAGATATCGAGGCGATTACGAGAAGCAAATATTCAGGTGAGATAGTTGAGATTGGCACTCCCGACGGAACACGGCTTTCCGTCACCCCCAATCACATAATGCTTACGGCGAGAGGATGGGTCAGAGCTAAGAATATTGTTGAGGGAGATAAGATAATCCGCTATTGCGGCAGGGCTGAATCTGTGGTTGAATCCAACCCAACAAATAACAATAGTGTAACCACAATTGAAGAGCTTTTTGCTACGCTCGTCGAAGCGAGCACGATGCCGCCCCTTCGCATGCCAGTTACCACCGAATACTTCAAAGGCGATGTTGTTCCCGATAGCGAAGTCGATGTTATATTTATCAACAGCGAGCTGAGGCACGAATTGGATTTTTCTACGAGTAAACTCATCAGCGATGTCTTGCTCGTAGGGACTGGAGAAGGAGACGAAAGAAGTCTGACGGGTAATTGCTCTCTTGCAAAGTTCCTCGTGGGAGCGGGGCTTGTTGCGGACGGAATCATGAGCGGCTCTCAAATTGCGAGCATTCTCCTCGGGGGTTCTGTTTCTCATCATGAGTTGGTTGGCTTCCGCCGACCCTCTGATTACGATTCCCGCCTCTTTAAGACGGCGATTGATAACGGAGCGGCTGACGCCGAGTTCCTTAGCGATAGCGTTCTGACTGATTCCAGAATTGTACATAACAATGATGCGGTTAATATCGAGATCGATTCTAACGCCCTTGAGTTCAACACCACATCGAATGAGGCATCTTTCGACAGCACTTCGAGTGACGCCATAAAAATTGGCGATTTGATTGGTGCTTTCTCCAGCTTTGTAGCGTTTGATGATGTTGTTTTCGTTTCCAACAAGTTTTATTCTGGGCATGTATATGACACCTCCTGTTCTTCTACATTATACATCTGCAACGGTTTTTTATCAAGCAACTGTAGATGTTCAACAGCGGCATGGATGGACAGAGCCGAGACGATGAAGCAGATCAAGGCTATGTCGAGGGTGAATGGAGTTGCCTCAAATACAAAGAATGTTATAATAAATAAAGCAAAGCCGATTGATTCAATGTTTGTTATAAGCGAAAGTGGAAGGCAAACATACTCAAAACAAGAAATTGTTGATGAGATGAATAAATCTAAAATAGGTCAGAAGGTTCTTGGTTGGATTGAAAATAGTGATGTAAAGATTGCTATTTATGAGGATGAATATGCAGAGGGACAGCGTGGAGATCAAAGAGGCAATAACATTAGAATATTTCCTCGAAATATACCTTCTTTAAGGGTATATGCACAAACTGTCATTCATGAAATGGGACATTATCATTATGATATTGGACAGTGCCAACACGCTGAGGCTATATGCTTTGGATTAGAAAAATTGCATATAACAGGAAATGAGAAGCTTACATTGGAAGAATGGAACTATGTGAAGAAATTAGCTGTTGATAATTATACAAATCTCGAATGGGAGGCAGGAGGCTATGGAGACTATTCCAAAATACGACTATATGATTGAAAAATTGCGTAATGGCGAGGAAGTAAAATGCTGTAAATGCAAAAAAGGAGTATATAAACCAATTAATGCAGCCGCAAAGATTAATAATTGGTTTCAGTGTAATTATTGCGGTGATCATTATCATTATGAACCTGTTGTTGAAGTAAAATAAAATTTATAAAAGCATCCGAGAGGGTGCTTTTTTGATGCAGAAAGGAGGCAGACCATGACAGACCATAAATCACAAAAAGAGTGGATTGATGCAATAAGAAGCTGCGGACAATCCTTAATTGATAACGCAGAGAGCATTGCAGGTGATTTTGATTTTCAGACTGATACAGATATCGTTATAAATCTAAAGTCAAGAGACTTTGCAAGAATAAGCGTTACATCAAACTATATTCAAGATATAAATGATAAGACAAAGCTTGCGACTACAATTCCAAGTTGGCAGGGAAAATGTGACAGATACAGTTATTGCATCAATATTGAGGAGGCAAGCCATGACAAGCAGTGAAATAAAAGTATTCAAGGACATAGCGGATGAGCTAAGACGAATCAGACGAACACTCGAAAAAATAGCAGGAGCTAATGATGACAACAATATCGATAAGCAATGACAGCATTAAGATGCGAGGTCATGCAGGCTATGCACAGACAGGTTACGATATAGTATGTGCAGGATTAACGGCATTGACTCAAACGCTTATAATGTCAATCAAGGATTTGACGGACGACAATTTAAATTATTGTATATCGCCTGCAAGGGTTGATATAGATTTAAGGAATTTATCAGAGAGATCACAGACTTTGATAGATTCCTTTTTTATTGGCATCTGTATGATTGCCGATGAATTCCCGGACTTTGTTCGGGTTATTTAAACAACATAAATTCAAGTAACAAGACGGTAGCATACGGCTTGGGACACAAGAAAGGAAAAGAAATGTTAAAGAATTATTATTTACAGCTATTTGCAGAGGACGGCAACGATGACGGAGACACCAACACGAATGTAAACGGCGGCGGAGCTGACAACGAACCTAACAACGAACCTATGTCATTTGACGATTTTATGAAGGTCAAGGAGAATCAAGCAGAGCTTGACAGACGTATTCAGAAGGCTACTCAAACGGCTGTAAAGAATGCCGAAGCAAAATGGAAAGCTCTGACGGATGATAAAGTTTCCGAGGCCGAAAAGCTCGCTCATATGAGCAGGGAAGAGAAAGCACTGTACAAGGCTTCACAGCTCGAAAAGGAGCTCGAAGAGTTGAAGAGAAACAACGTGAGAACACAGATGGCATCAGAAGCACGGAAAATGCTCAGAGACGAAGAGATAAGCATTCCTGATGAGCTCTTAAGCAATCTTATATCTGACAATGCCGAAAAGACAAAAGAGGCTGTCGATGGATTCGCAAAGATGTACAAAGAAGCAGTGCAGGCAGGTGTGAAAGAAGCCCTAAGAGGTGGAGCACCTAAAAAAGGCAGTGGCTCATATACCGTTACAAAAGAACAGATTTTTGCGGTTAAAGATCCTGCCGAAAGACAGAGGCTTATCGCAGAGAATATTGAATTATTTAAGTAAAAGGAGAAATGAAATGTATAAATCAAAATTACAGCTATTTGCAGCACCTACAAATTTGACAGGACAGGCTCAGATTCAGACCAGAGCAAGAGAGATTGACTTCGTAACATCTTTCTCTAAGAACATGCAGGCTCTTCTTGATGTCCTTGGAATCACAAGAATGATAAGGAAAGAGAACGGCTCGAACCTCTCCGTTAAGACAGCAAGCGGAATTCTTCAGAGCGGAGACGTGGCAGAGGGTGACGAGATCCCGCTTTCCAAGTACGAAGTGACCGAGACTGTATACGATACCTTGAAGATTGAGAAATACAGAAAAGCAGTATCGCTCGAGGCAATCTCCGAGAAGGGCTATGATGTAGCTGTACAGATGACAGATGATGAGTTTAAGTCAGATCTTCAGAACGCTGTCACAGATAGATTTTATAAGCAGCTTAAAAAAGGCTCACTCGTAGGACATGAAACCACATGGCAGATGGCTGTCGCAATGGCTATCGGAAAAGTTATCGACAAATTTCAGAAGATGCACAGAACAGCGACAGATGTTGCACTGTGGGTGAATACTCTTGACCTTTACAAATACTTAGGCGGTGCAAGCGTGACAATTCAGAGTGCATTCGGCTTTAAGTATATCGAAAATTTCATGGGTGCAAGAGTGACATTCATATCATCGGAAATACCTGAGAGCACTGTAATTGCAACACCGCTCAACAACATCGTAGCTTACTACGTTGACCCTGCGGATTCAGAGTTTGCAAGAGCAGGTCTTGCATACACTACAGACGGACAGACAGGCTTCATCGGCTTCCATGCACAGGGAAATTACGACAGAGCAATATCAGACATGTTTGCAATCATGGGTGTAAGACTTTTCTGCGAGTATCTTGATGCGATCGCTTATATCGCAGTCGGCTCAACTGATACACAGACACTCGGAGAGCTTACGGCAGAAGTAGCAGCAGGAAGTGCTACAGGAAAGCAGGTCGTTACTGTCAAAGAAGGACTTTCAGGACTTCACAACACTTATAAGATCAAGGTAGCAGCATCAGCAACAAGCGTTACCTACGGCATGGACGTAAAGAATTGGTCGAAGTGGGACGGAGTATCTGAAATCGATGCAGAGGCTGCCAAGGTTATCACTATCGTAGAGTGTGATGGAAATTATAAAGCAGTTGCGTCAGGAAAAGTAACGGCAGTTTAAGGAGGCTCACATGGCTATCATCGACAGACTTAAATTGAGGCTTGATAATATCGGAGACAGCAAGGACGCTCTACTGAGCGAGATCATCGACACTGTGAGGGAGCGTATGCAGATACGCTTCTTCGGCGGCGAGGCTGTCCCGAAATCGCTTGAATATGTAATAGTCGAGGTAGCGGCTGTGCGGTATAACCGAATTGCTTCGGAAGGCATGAGCAGTCAGACGGTTGAGGGCGAAAGTATCACATTTGATGATTCGGATGACTTCTCACCTTATCTGTCTGATATATCGGCATATCAGCGTGATGAGGGCAGAAAGGGGCAGATCAGATTCTTATGAGATTCGATACACCTATATACTTTCAAAAAGCAGTGAGCGGAGCATACAATCCGCTCACAGGCGATTACGATGCGGACACTGTTGAGGAGACTGAGGTTCATGCAAGCGTCAACGATACTGGCATGGCTACCATGAATATCGTGTACGGAGCTATAAGGCAAGGCTCTATCACGGCACGCATACAAGGCAAGTATGAGAAGCCTTTCGACCATATCCGTATCGCTGACAAGCGGTACAGGGTGGACAACGTGATAAGGTTCTCAAAGCTTGAAGCGTATATATTAAGTGAGGTGCAGTGATGGGAATCAAATGGTCAGGCATGAAAGAGCTACATGCCAAGGCAGCAAAGAATATCAGCCTTGAAGCAGTTAAGCAGATCATTAAGTTAAATGGTGCTGAGCTTCAGCAAACAAGCATGAATCTGTCGCCGGTAGACACAGGACAGCTCAAACGCTCGATCACGCTTGAGATAAAGGACGGAGGACTTACGGCAGTTGTAGCACCGCACGTCAATTATGCGGCATATGTCGAGTACGGCACACGATACATGAGTGCAAAGCCTTATATCCGTCCTGCCTTTAATTTGCAAATTCTAAAGGTTAAGAAAGACCTGCAAAGCCTCACGAAGCCTTGAAAGGAGCTATAAATGGACGCACAGCAAACTTTATTTACCTATCTGCTGCAAACCTTAAAGCAGAAATATGATGTTTTTGACGGTGCCTTGCCGCCCAAATCAACAAAATATCCGTTCATATATCTCGGAGACAATCAGTCTGTCGATGTCATCTATAAATATGAGTATGGCGATATGATATATCAGACGATACACGTATGGCATAACGACCCGAAGAAGAGAGGAACGCTTTCGGCGATCATGGACGATGTGCGGCAGGTATGCCGAGACATTGAAAAAAAAGACGGATGGTTGCTTACATCATATTCAGCACAGATAGTGCCTGACGATACAACAAGCGAACCTTTAATGCATGGGATTATCAATGCGACATTCAGAAGATAAAGGAGAATCAAAATGTATAAATCAAAATTACAGCTTTTTGCCGAGACGGTAAAAGGTAAAAAAATCATATATCTTTACAGAATATACGAAGATGCAAAGACAGACACAGGAAAAGCAATAGCGTTTACTACAGAGAACAGCAAGAGCGTATCAAAGGACGCTGACAGCACCGTAACAAAGGATGGTACTGTCAGGACACCGAACGAAGCAGAAATAGAGATCAGCTGCACATCTATCCTCGCTAAAGGCGACACAATGATATCTAAGCTTGCTGATGCTATGATGGAAGATAAGCTTATTGAGATTTGGGAGGCGAACCTTGATGAGCCTGCTTCGACAGGCAACAACAAATTCAAGGGAACTTACTACCAGGGCTATCTGACTTCTCTCGAAAAGACATCATCAGCTGATGGATTTGTAGAGTGCTCTCTTTCCTTTGGTATCAATGGAAAAGGTGCGGACGGCGATGTGACGGTTACGACCGAGCAGCAGGAAGTAGCGGCATATACATTCAAAGACACAATCATGGAATCATAACAACAGGCGGCAGGGCTTCGGCTCTGTCGCTTTTCGTTTTAAGGAGATCGTATGAACATAACCATAAAAAACAAGGATTATTGCATAAATTTCGGAGTGGCTTTCATAAGAGCACTTGACAACAAATATTTTAGCACCGGAGTTGGCGGAGCAAAGTTCGGACTCGGTCTTGAGGTTACAGTGCCGAAGCTCTTAGGCGGCGATGCTGTCGCTTTGTCCGATGTACTGTATGAGGGCACAGCCTCAGAAAAGAGCAGACCGACACAGAAAGACGTTGATTCTTATGTGGACTCTGTAGAAGACATAGACGAGCTTTTTAACGAGGTCATAGAAGAGCTAAAAAACACGAATGCTACAAAGAAGAAGATGGACACGATACTGGAAGCAGTGGAGACACCGAAGAAGTGAGAACATCAGAAGAAGTCTACAATGACATTCTTCTTTGTAGCTTGCGATACCTTGGAATGACCGACTTAACCGAGATCAAGAGGATGTCGATGTCTGAGTATAGATTGCGTATGAAGGCATACAGGCTAAGAAAGCTTGACACTGAATATAACATCGCTATGCAGGCATGGATGAATCGTGAGGTTCAGGCGACACGAAAGAGAGGAAAAGGACAGACTGCATATTACAAGCGGTTTAAACAATTCTTTGATTATGAAGGACGTGAAAACGAGATCCTCGGCATTGAGAAAGAGCATTCCGAGTTAGCAAAGAGATACATTGAGATAGCGAGGGCTAAAGATGAGCGAGACAATTAATCTACAAGCTGTCATATCAGCAAAGGACAGCGGATATACTAAGGCTATGCAAGCCGCTGAAAACGCATCTGAAAAGCTCCGAAAGACCACAGAACTTACAAGCAGTCAGATATCAAAGGCATCTGCTATCGGTAATATTGCCGCAGGAGTCATCACAAAGGCTTTTAACAGCATCACGTCATCAATAGGCGGAGCAGTAAAAAGACTTGATACGATGAATAACTTCCCAAAGGTTATGCAGTCGATGGGTTACACGACAGGTGAAGCCGAAGCAGCAATGAATAAGCTCGGTGACAGTATAGACGGACTGCCGACCACACTTGACGGTATCGTGTCATCAGCTCAGACCCTGACGGCATCGCTCGGAGACCTTAAGAGCGGAACGTCAACGGCTATAGCCTTGAATGACATGTTCCTGTCGGGTGGACAGGGTGCAGAGGCGGCAAGCCGTGCACTTATTCAGTACAATCAGATTCTTGCCAAAGGTAAGGTTGACCAACAGTCTTGGAACACGCTTGTTGAGGTGGCTCCTGCACAGATGGGTCAATTGGCTCAATCTCTCTTAGGAGCTACGGCAGGACAGAAAGACCTTTATGAGGCTCTTAAGGCCGGCACTATAAGCGTTGAGGACATGAACAACGCCGTGATCAAACTTGATCAAGAGGGCGGCGAGGGCTTTTCGTCTTTTGCTGAGCAGGCAAGAGCGGCGACAGGTGGTATCGGTACGGCATGGAGCAATATAGCGACAGCCGTCACAAAGGGTGTTGCTAATGTCGTGAATGCTATGGATACAGCGGCAAAAGCGGCTACAGGAGTGAATATTGCCGAATCACTCGACATACTAAAGCAAGGCATTAACACTTTCTTTAGTGCTGTTGCGGATGTAGCAGGAAAGATTACATCTGTCATCGCTCCTGTCTTCAAATTCTTAGGCGATAACATCGACACGGTTACGGTAGCGGTCGGAAGTCTCGTGGCAGGGATTGCAGGCATCAAGGCTGTGAGCTTTGCCAAAGCTCAGATACAGAAATTTTCAGATGCTATCAACAACTCGAAAGAGCGTATCAATAATTACGCTACGGCTCTAAGGAATTACGGCGCTCAGAGTGAGGCTGTAAAGAATGCCGAGGAGCAGAGACGTAAAGCGACACAGATGCAAAGAGACGCTGACAAGGCGGCAAAGGCGGCTACAGAGGCATCAACACTTGCATCTAAAGCACAGGAAAAAGCTTTGAAAGCTAAGAAGTTAGCGGAAGAGTCAAGCGGCAAAGCTACTCAAAAAGGTGCTAATTATTCGAAGCTTAAGGCAAAAGCTGATAAGCAGCAAAAGGCGGCAGCTGAGATGGCCGCAAAGGCAGAGCAGAAGCAGGCAGCAGCGACACAGCAAAATGTCACTGCAAATATGGCTGAAGCAGGTGCGGCAACTTTATCAATTCAAAAGCTTACAGCTAAGGAATTGATTCTCGGAGTGCTCACAGGGCAACTCTCAATAGCAACCGTGGCTCAAGAAGGCTTTAACAGGGTTATGAAAGCGGCAGGAGGACCCGTAGGACTTGCAATAGCGGCTATAAGCGGACTTGTAGCAGTCCTAAAGGCTGTTTCAAGTGCTTTAGGCGGTGAGTCCGAGTCTGCTAAGAAGTACCGTGAAGAACAGGAGGCTCTTAACGAATCCGCAAAGAGTCACATCGACTCTTTCAGGAGTATCAAGCAGGAGCTTGACGGTACATCTGAGCGATACGACAAGGCGGCAAAGAGCACGGATGCACTTGCTGAAGAAGTCATAACTTTGTCAAATCGTGAGAATAAATCTGCGGATGACAAGACCAAACTGCAAGCAAAGGTCGATGCTCTTAACTCTACTTTGGAAGGCTTAAACCTCACATACGACTCGGAAAATGACAAGCTGAGCATGTCGGCTAAGCTCTTAAAAGAAAAGGTTAAGGCTATAGAGAAGCAGCAAAAAGCGGCGGCTTTGCAAGAAGCTTATAATAAGACACTTGAAGAGATGGTAGGTCTTGAGTATGACCTAAACAAACAGCTTGATGGTGTGCACAAGAAAGAAGAAAATCTCCAAAAGCTGAGAAGTGCCACAGGCGAGGTCAATCCGTATGCGGCAGCTATCGCAGGAGGCAATGCATATTTAAATGTTCTTCAATCAGCTGAAAAGGCAGTTGAAGACCAGCAAGAGACATACAATAAAAGTGCATCATCCTACTATGATTATTGCGAGCTTAAGCGTACATATGCAGAGCAGCTTGAAGCGGCTCAAGAAGAGCTTGCGAAGCAGGAGAAAGAAAGGTTAGATGTAGAAGTACAAGAAGCCGTACAGGCTATGCAGCAGAAGCAGGCAGCTCTTGACGAAGCACTCGCTAATCACTCTGCTACACTTGATATGCTGTCGGAGAAGAATCAAGGAATAGTCACAGACCTTAACGATATGTGGCAAGGGTACGTTGATAATGCGACAAATATGTTCGATACACTGAGTGATACAACCGATGTCACTGTACAGAACATGATTGATAACCTGTCGGAAAATCAGCGAATTATCACTGAATGGGGCGACAACATGCAAGCTTTGCGAGACAGATTCGCAGAGCTTGGACTTGATACGGCTATTCTTGATCAGTTCCAAGAGATGGGTCCGGAGGGAGCGGCATATGTCGCACAGGCGGCGGCTCTTATTGACACAGAATCAGAAGGACAGCTTGCAACACTTGCTAATACATATGCGAATGGTGCATCTACTGCGACAGAAAGTTTTTACAACGGATTTGATAAGGCTAATCAAGAAAAGCTTGACTCTATCAGCAATCTTGTCACACAGGCGAAAGAAACAATGAGCGATTCTGTCTCAAGTGCTAACTTCCGTGAAGTCTCCGAGAGTGCTCTTGATGGACTTATTGAGGGCTTCAGTGACGATTCGGCTGTAGTAGAGCAGGTTAGGAAGTTGGCGAAAGATGCAGGTGTTGTCATACCGAATGACTGGCAGATCAACTCTCCGTCAAAGAAGTTTCAGCAAGACGGTATGTATGCCGTGCAAGGCTTGCAGCAGGGTATTACTAAAAATATCAGGGTCGCAGAGAGTGCGGCTCGCAATCTTGGCGGCAGGACGAAGATAGCTATGGAAAGTGCTATGCGAGGCACTGACAGCATCGGTTATCAGGCGATGATGGGATTTAGGAACGGACTCGCTCAGGGTGCAGGATCCGTGCTTGCTACGGCTCAGAGCATAGCAAATCAGGTAGCACAGACAATGAGAAAAGCTCTTGATGTGCACTCTCCGTCACGTGTGCTCAAGAAGATAGGTGAGTATGCGGCTAAAGGTCTTGCTATAGGTCTTGAGCAGTCAAGAAAGCTTGTCGAAAAGGCATCTGCTAAGCTTGCTGAGGCGGCTTCAAGTATCAGCTTTGACAATCGTGCGGTTGATATAGGAGAGTATGCTTTTGCAGGTGAGCTTGCCTTTGCAGGCGGTGCTACTCTTGAGGTCGCAGGACTTCGAGAGGAGATAAGAGAGCTTAAAAAGGCTATCTTGCAGCAGCCTATAAAAGTTGATTCGAGCTTCTCCATGAGTGGCAGACAGGTCGCAAAGGGCACTGCTACATACATGAGAGAAGAATTCGAAAAGGCTGATAAAATAAAAAATAATGTTGGAGGTATCAAATAAGTGTATCAATTTAGAGACATAACGGCAGATGCTGATGATACTTTCCTGCCTGCGGAAGCGGTAAATTTTAACGGGGTACAGCTTGACACGGCTGTGCCCTACTTTCGTACATTGCAGGTAACAGGAAGAGAGCTGATAGCAAGTGATATCGACAGCTACGAGGTCGGCAATAACATCGGCGAGTATTTCAGAAGCCGCAAAGTCGGCACAAGAGAGATTGAGGTGGTCTTTCAAGTGAAAGCTCCGAGCAATGAGCTGTATCGTGAGACATTCAATAAGCTTAATCTTTATCTGCAAGCAGAAGAAGCAAAGCTGATATTCAATGATGAACCTGATAAGTATTTCATCGCCTCATCATCGGACGTGTCCGAGCCTGATGCAGGCTGTAATTGCGGCACAGGAAAGATACGCTTCACTTGCTCAGACCCTCGGAAGTATTCGACCACAATAAAGACATTCGCAGCTGAAAGCGTCAACGGCATTCTTACGGCGAATGTTGTGAATAACGGCAACGTACCAGTACCAATAGATTATGAGATCACCATGAGCGGAGATAATGGCTATATCGGCATTGTAAGCGATCACGGAGCTATGCAGTATGGATTTGTCGATGAAGAGGACGGACACGAATACACACGATCTGAGAGGCTTATGACGATAGATACTGTATATAATGCCGCAAACGATGCGAGTACTGTACCTTGCATTATACAGCCTGACTTTGCCGTGAGCGGCACACTCGGAAAGACATCGCAGATCGAGGGAAGGCAATGGCTGTATGCTAATAATGTCGGCACTGGGAACGTGTGGCACGGAGGACAGAAGACAATTGAGATTCCTGCGGACTCGAACGGAGTCAAAGGATGCAAGAGCTTTTCTCTCTATATGCGAAACTGGTTCGAGAATGCTTCACTCAATGAATTGGGCTATCAGAGTGTTTCAATGCTTGATGCTGACGGAAAAGTTCTGTGCGGAATTCAGATATTTAAAAGTGGAGTGGGCTCGTCAAAGGCATACTACAACCTTATCGGTAACGGCAAGCTATTGAAGCAGTATACATTTAATGCGGATGCATTCCAAAATAACTGCTTCAGGGCGGATAACGGCAATAACTGCATATGGAAAAGAAATGACCAGTTAATATTCTACTTCTTCGGATACAGACCTTTTGCTGTTCCTGAGATAGCAGAATCGGAGGCAGTAAAGGTTCAGATCTCGATTGGAGCGTTCGGGACATATGCAGGAATGACAAGAAATTACATCGGAGCTTTTGACTTTGACAAGTTGAATGTGGAGAAGTATTCAAACGACCCAAACCGCTACAGTGCCGGAGATGTGCTGACTATAGACGGCAGTAAAGGCAGGGTATATGTGAACGGACTTTCAAGTATGGATGAGATCACAGGCACAGTGTACTTTCCTGCAAATACAGGCAACAATCAAATTGAATTTTATAAATCTACGTGGGCGAATGATATCACGGCAAAGGCTACGATAAGGGAGGCATGGCTATGAGGATATGCATACTTTCAAGAGACAATATCCCGATCGGGTATATGGATAATGATGTTCCTGAGGCCTTGCATTTCTATGATGATACGATTCACACGTATCTTGAGGGAACGGCTCATACATTCGAGTTTACAGCCTCATCTCAGCATGAGGATTCAGAGCTTTTGACGGTAGGCAATAAGCTGGCATTCTACCATGGCCGGAGAGCTTATTACCTGACGATCATGAAGACATTGCAGACAGAAACCGAGATCGATGTAGAGGCATATTCTACAAGCCTTGAGCTTTTAAATGAGCAGGCTATAGCATACACAGCTTCAAAAGCAATGAGCTTTGAAGAGTACATTAAAGCTTTTCTTTTCGAGCGGCGAATGCTCACGATCGGAGTTAATGAAGTATCTGATAAGAGGATAAAGCATGAGTGGACAGGCGAGAGCGACACGGTATTAAAAAGGCTTTTCAGTCTTGCAAATGTGTTTGATGCTGAAATTGAATTCATTCCGATTCTTAATGCTGATTACTCTCTTGAGACGATTCAGATGGATATAAGACGTAAGCACTCTGATAAGTATCAAGGCATTGGACAGAATCGAGAGGACACGTGCTTTAGGTACGGCATAAACATCTCTGGCATCACAAAGGAAGAGGACATTTCGGAGTTGTACACTTGTATCAGAGCGACAGGCAATGACGACCTCACGCTTGCAGGCTTGGGAGAAGTCAAAGAGCTTGATGATAACGGCAATGTCGAATATATCCACTACAAAGGCGGCGGCGAGATCTATGCTCCGCAAGCACGTGACAGATTTCCATCTAATATTGTGGAGAATGGAGATAAGTATATATGCTATCAATGGAAAACAGATTATTCGACCGTGAATGCATTATACAGCAATGCACTTGCAAAGCTTAAAGAAATATCAACTCCGAATGTTAAGTACGAGATCAAAGGCTACATTGATGTATCTATCGGCGATACCGTGAAAATCGTTGATGAGAGCTTTAATCCACCGCTTTACTTAAGGACAAGAGTGACAGAGCAGGAAATTTCAGTGACAAAGCCCGAGAGAAATTCAACGACTTTTGATAACACGACAGTGCTTGAGAGCCAAATAGATGCTTCACTTCTTAACAGGCTTGAAAGCCTTGAAAAAGAATCAAAAGTGACAAAAGCGGCAGCGGAAGAAGCAAAGAGCACGGCAACTACAGCTCAAGAGACAGCAAGCACAGCACAAAGCACGGCTGATAATGCTCATACGCTTGCACAGACCGCAAAGGATACCGCAGACACGGCGACCGAAACAGCAACAATAGCAAACTCAAAAGCAGATGCGGCAAATGCTGCGGCAAACACGGCCGCAAGCACAGCCAATACAGCACAAGAGACCGCTACCACAGCGAGTACGACAGCTACAGAAGCTAAAGCGACAGCAGAAGCGGCTCAAGCAGCCATAACAGCGACTCAAAATTACTTTTTTCATGATGCCGAGGGTGCTCATGTCACTACAACCGAGGGCGATGCATCTACAGGAAAGAATGTCTTGATTGATTCGGATAGCATGGATATTCGAGACGGAGATAGCGTGCTTGCGACCTTTGCTTCAGACGTGATTGAGCTTGGAAAAGAGGATTTAAATGCTGTAATCAAGATGTGTCAAGGTAAATTCTCTCTCTCTTACGATGCGACTCAAAACACGATGCGAATCTTACCGAAAGAGAATTTTGACGCAAGCGGTGCTCACGAAGGCACGGATCCATTAAATATGTACTTTGGTACATATGCATCAGGCAGCGGAGATTCATCCTATGGTCTCAGTCTTAAGAGTGACGGCAATCATTATGTTGAAGGCAATCTCGAAATCGAGGGAGATCTTGCTATCACAAAGCGAGGCGGCACAGGAGCAGAAGCTACACTCAACGGCAAGAAGATATTAACCGAGGATTATAAACCTGCATTTGTCGAAACTATCGATGCTACTGGTATCGGCTATCAGTTCATGTGGGTTAATCCTAAAGAGGGATATGAGCTTGTCAGCGTGAAGGTAGTACAAGATGACCTTGCACATACTTGCCTCGGTATATCGTATCGATCTAATGATCTGTACACGCTTAAATTCAGCGAGAACATTGCAAGTAACAAGACCATAAAGCTAAGACTCACGTGGCTTAAGGTATAAGGAGGGCGGCATGGATATAGAAAAAATGACGCTCGAAGAAAAGCTTGAGCTTGCGAAAGAATGTGGACTCATAGACGAGGACGGAGCATCAAATGTGATTATAGTCGAGGATATAGCCACAGATGCATATCTTACGGCTGAATATAATCAAATCTTAATTAATCTAATTATGGAGGGCTGAAGATGATTTACAAATTGATGAAAAAGAAAATAGCAAAAGAGGGATTGACCGAAGAAAACAAAAATCTGCTTGATGTGTATCTTATGGGAAATCGTATCACACAAGAGCAGTATGAAGAGCTTATGAACATCGAATAAGAAAGGACATACCGTTGAATATTGAATCGATTATTGGCATGATCATCGGCTCGCAAGCGATCTTTGCTTTCCTGCAATTCCTTATAAGCAGGCATGACGGCAAGAACAAGCAATTGAAGAGCATAAAGCATGAGCTTGACACTATTCAGCATCATCTTGCCGAGCTCGATGCAAAGAATGACACACAGGACGCAAGGACTTCAAGAACACGGATACTGCGGTTCGATGACGAAATTGTAGAGGGTCGCAAGCACTCACGTGAATACTTCCTACAGATACTTGACGACTGTGAGGTATACGACCAGTGGACAAAAAAGAACCCGAATGTAAAAAACGGCTACGCAAAGCAAGCCGTGAAACACATAAAAAAGACATATGAAGAATTATTGGATAAAGGAGAATGGAAAAATGAATGATAAGATTTACGATTTATTAAAATGGATAGCTTTAATATTACTGCCTGCAATAGGCACGCTTTACTTTGCACTTGCCGGGATATGGGGCTTCCTTTATGCTGAACAGGTAGTGGGTACTATAACAGCCGTGGATACGTTCTTAGGTGTCATTCTGGGCATATCTAAAGCACAGTACGATAAAACCAACACAGACGAAACAAAAGACGAAGAATAAGCGTTTAAAGTGATTACAGGGCATCTTAACGGGTGCCCTTTTCTTAAGGAGATGAAAAGAATGGCAACAAATTATAGACAGACAGACCCTCGTTGGGGTTCATATCCATACGCAGGCGAAACGATGAGTGTAGCAGGATGCGGACCGACTGCGGTTGCAGATCTACTCGACAAATCGCCTGTCGAAATAGCACAGTGGATGACTTCTCACGGCTATGCTTCTAATGGCTCAGGCACTTACTACAGCGGAATAACCGAGTGCATCAAGGCTTACGGTCATTCTTGTAGTCAGATAACAGGCTCAAGTCGTGCAGGCATTATGAATGACCCAAGCTTCGAGACTTTCAAAAGCTCTATTCAGCAAGGCAACTGCGGAATTTTGCTGATGGGAGGTCAGCTCAGAGGCTGTCGCAATTCTTACTGGTCAAAGGCAGGACACTTCATCGCAATCGTAGGATACAAGGACGGTAAGTATCTTGTATATGACCCTGCATGGTATGCACGTGACGGATATCACGATTGGTATGACTTCCAAGGCAATATCAAACATGTCTTCGTGACTGACATCAAATGGAAGTCCGAAAGCACTGCAAGCACGACATCGACCGACTACAAATTCACAGTCTCGCAGATAAGTCTCGGCAGCACAGGCAGAGATGTAAAGTTGTGGCAGAGATTACTGTGCGGCAGAGGCTTCACGACAGCCATAGACGGCACTTTCGGTGACGACTGTAGAGCTAAGACAATAGCTTTTCAAAAGGCTCTTAAGCTTAATCCTGACGGCATTGTAGGCATTAAGACATGGCGCGCAATGATACCGTGCTACAGCGAAGCAAACGGCATTAAAGTAACGTTCTATCTATCTGAAATTACGTACAGCGCGCAGGGAGCAGAGTCTTACTTTTTGCAGAACCTGCTTCTTCTTCAAATGCAATCA